TATCTTTATTGTTTAGATTCAATGCGTTATAACGTGCACCTGAACGTTGTGTAATTGGAAATGTAATTGTACGATTACCTTGTGCACAATAACTATTTAAGTTACGACCTGCAATGTAGTTAATAAACTTATAATTGTCACTACGATTCATAAACTCAGTAAGTTTACCTACTGTAAGAGTTGATAAAGGTTTACGTGATACATGAACGTGCATACCTACTGATGGACCATTAGTAATTTCTTTAGGCTTATTCTCATAAAATAATTTAAAGACATCTAATTGAATATCAAGTGTTGCAGGACATGTAACTACTTCGAAGCCATGTTGAATTGAACCATCTGATTTCATAATGGCATGGCCTTTAAGTGCTCTGCCTACTTTCATACGTGCTACATCACGATCTGTAGTTTCGTATTCTAGTTCTACACCTAGATATAATGTATCAGGTCGAACGTTCTTAGCTTTGAATTTAAGTAACTCAGGAACTTTAGTTGAGTAATTGTGAATACGATATGCTTGTTCAGCACATGATTTACATTCACCAAATTCATTTACTATAGATTGAGGAACTGTTCTACTACATGTAGGACAATTACAAGTTGTATCAGTTACTGTATTATATACATAACCATTGATTACAGCTTCATCTGGACGTAACCAGAATCCTGTTTCACTGTGATAACTATAGTTATATTCTTCAATATCTAAATCACGATGTATAAATTGACGTTCACCACTAAGGACAGCACTAATTGCTTCATGTTTATAAATAAATTTACCAGATAAATAACAACATACAATAGTAAATATATTATTATCTCTTAGGAACTCTCCCATTTTAGTAAATAGTACTTGACTATTTTCTTCTAAGTTATACTCACGCATAAACTTAGTCTTGACGTGATTATGTACAGCATCTCTAAGATCCATGGTTGGTTTGGAATAATAGAAAGCACTCAGTCTAACCCTAGTTCTAAGCTTTTCAACAACTGAGGCATAAATTTGCCCATTATTTTTAAGAATCTTCATAGGATTAAGTAAGTAATAAAGGCCATCAAGTATAGCAGAATAATTTGTATCTGCTGTTTGTGTAATGATACCCTTCTCTAAAGCATAATCTCGATCAAGATAAAATACGTATGGATTCCATCCGTCTTTACTTGTTTTAAGAATATCTTTACCATCTAGTGTGAATGTTAGAGACTTCATTACATGATCATGAGTATAAGGATGTTTAGCTTCTCCTTCTGTAATTACTAATCTACCATTACTATCTGGAATAGTTTGTCCAGCTTCTCTGAACTCTTTCCAACCAAAGCGTTTCATTTTAAAATCTCCTATTAATGAAAAGTTTCTACTTCTTCTTGACGAACAATCCTATTATACTTACGACGTAATACGTGTATAAGTTTAATAAGATTTGCATTAGAGTATATAGCAGACTTGTGTGGAAATCTTTTATATACTTTAAAATACCAATAACAGAAGAGCTCGTCAAGAGCTTCCCTATTATGTTTACCTAGACTCATTCTAATTCCTCCTCTAGTTTAATTTTGCCTATGTAAGTAACATGGTCATCTTTATGATGAATTTCTATATATCCACCATTTTCAACCATCCTTACTATTCCATTTATCTTATACACATACAAATACTGTGGCTCTTTAGGCTGTGGTTTAATGCGGAATTCAAAATCATCTTGCCAAAAATATGGTTCATAATCTGTAATCCATTTATCTGAATTACAATGTTTTGCTTCAATCTCTGCACCATCAGCCCATGCTTTTATTTCTTTATGCCATTTATGCTGTGCCATTATTGCCATTCTCCTACTAAAACATGAACTTCATTACCACTACTAAATGTTACTTGACATTCTTTATCTTGTAACAAATGAAACAAACCTATTAATGCTAACAAAACAAAAACAAATTGCCCTATTAAATGGAACATCTCTTTATAATCTTTCATGATATCTCTTTCAATAAAATTGCCCCAGTAAAGTGTACATCCTAAGGCCCCGCAGGGTTGGCACCTTAGAAGCCATACTGTCGGATAGATGCTTGACGTTTATTCTCATCAACTTGAAGATACTCATCTCCAGTAATAAAAGATAATTCTACATAATGACGCCAACCTTCCTCGAATAAGAAGTCAGTTAACTCATCAACAATCATTGTTTCTTGAGGTTTGTGCTTATTAAATATTTTTATGAACATACAATACTCCAATAAAAAAAGGGGCCGAAGCCCCTAATTATTAAGCAACCTTACCTGCATCAGCTGAATTGCTGTGCGCTGTTGGTGTTAGTGCTGTATCATCTGTGCCACGATCGTTGCGAGTAGCTAGGTACTTCTTGTTATCGGCACGTAATTGTTCTAGCTCATCTACGATATCTGTAATATCTTTGATGAGAGGTGAGCGGTAGCGAACCATTGTTGCTTGAACATCCTGCAACATACGTTCAGCTAGGAATAAACGTAACCCAGAGTTAGCGGTATTCATTAGTGCATTAAAAGCATCAAAGTCGAATGATGAAGTTTGTTTAGTTTGTGAAGCCATTTTGTTTCTCCTAATTAAAAAGTTAATTGCGATGTACTGCGGTGATTAGTAATCCTGCCGATGAGGCAGCGTTGTCAAGGAAGCAGAGACTAGCAAGCTTCCGCTGAGCCACGACCAAAGGGAAGTGGGAAGCGTGAAGTTGATTGGCGATTGATCCTTGCAAGGATGACGGGCAGGATTTCAATCCACCGCTCAAGTACTCGCTATTTACTATTTTATTAGTTATATTTATGGCAAGCATACTAAACTCCTTCCTCGATATTGATATTACATGTCATGAATCTGTCATTCTGGTATATTACGTTTTCTACTAATGCTAGAACGATTTCATCATCTACATTGCGTTGTTCACGACTAGCTAACTTGATAGTATAGTTATACTCGTGTTGATACTCCATGAGTGAATCAAGGGCAAACTTGACATACGCTTTGTCTCCAGTAATAGAGAAGCCAGTAGCAGTATCGTAGATACAATACACGTCAGGCTTCTTGGTATTAGTAACATAGTCTAAGAACTCATCTAGTTCAATGTCGTTAGTATCAATCATTTTATTACTCCTTATCAAATTCAATTGAAGCCATGTACAACCAGAATGCAGCACCGAACCATTGTGATACTAGGATAACTGTATCTGTAAGGTTAACAGCACCTAGAAGAAAGTGTAAGAAAGCCATAGAGCAGTATAAGAATAAACCAACTTGTTTTGCTGTAATCATTTTGAATCTCCTTAATGTTTTTGAAAGTAGTGTTAAGAGAAGCTCAACACCACGATGTCGCACATCTCATACGAGTCATAGGTGGAGACCACGAAGTGGTACTACCTTGACCGTATGGTAAGATGAAGACTCGTGTGTGAAGCCTAATAGCGGCTTTGGAGCGGTCGTAAATAGGATGGAATTTAGCATTGAAAAGCGGATAAAGCAGGGTGAAACATAATGTTTTTGGGTACAAAATTATATATCTAGAACATTCTGTAAGAACTCTAACAAAATCAGTGGGATAGGATCAATTATAATATATGATATCATAGGCATACAATGGTACAATATCATAGCAATGTGTACCACATCATTATCATTCATTACATTAATTAATCTCACACTATAGTCATCATCATTACAATCTTCATATGGGGGGGATACTATCACCGTTAATAAGAAATTATTATAGGTACACACCTCATACAACAGAAGGTAAATTAGGGGATACTGGACATCGTTAGACTACAATAATAAAAAAGAACTTGACTACTGTGCTCGGTGGTGGTGTTAAGTCTACCACCCCTCGCAGGGATTACAGTTGTGCTCACTGAATTATGTCAAGTACTTTATTTAATTACTAAGTATTGACAAATGAATAAAAATATGATATAATATTTGTATTAGTAAAGCAATTATAAATTGCAAATAACTATTACTATAACTAATAAGAAAAAAAAAACAAATATTCTATCTTAGATCATTCGGTGATAGTCTATCTAGAACTCTGTTCTAAATCCTTCTTTATAAATAAACATAACCTTCTTTAAAATCTTCTTGACAAATTAAATCTTCTGTGGTATAATTGTACTATATCCTTCTTAAAAGAAATAAGATACTATGGCAGGTAGACGTTCAATTGATGAGACTAATAAGATCCGAGCTTCACTCGGTCTAAGTGTTATCCCTAAGGCTAAAAAGAAAAGTACTGCAATTCTTCCTAATGAAAGGAAGGCTAGAGCTCAAGAGATCTTGTCCGAGATGCTTACTAAGAAAAGTAAAGCTATCGTACAACGTATCATGGACAAAGCTCTTAATGATGAAGATGAAGATCAGATGGCTTGTCTCAAGCTATGTGTTGATCGTATGATTCCAGTTTCCTACTTTGAAAAAGAAAAGAGTGGGAACAAAGGTGTTACTATTCAGATTGTCGGAGTGGGACAAACTACAATCCAAGAGGATGAAGATGTTATTGATGGTGAAGTCATAGATGGCTGATAAGAACAATCCTTTCAAAGGTGGTAAGTTTACTCCTTATGGAGTAGTATCTGCTATAGAAGGTACACCTAAAAATATTTGGCAAGCTCTTCCTAAATATCTTAAAGAAAAAGGAAAGACTGCTGTTAATACCTATGAGACTATAGATAAAATATTTAAAGGTGAAATTGATCCTGAATCTCCTGAAGGTATGCAAGCAGCTATGTCTGCTGCTATGATGGTAGGTACTGGAGGAGTAGGAGCTTCTGGTGCTGTAGGTGGTCCTGGTACTATGGGAATGTTCATAGGTAGAAATGCTGCTACCTTTGATAAAGCTGCTGCAGAAGAAGCTCTTAATATGGCTAAGGCAGGATTTAATGCAACAGATATTTTAAAACAAACAGGAACTCGTAGGTGGAAATCTGGTGCTAGACAAGAGTTAGATGATAGTTCTGCTATATTTAAAAAGGATTATCTAGATCTTCCTTTTGCAAATACTAGATTAAAGTCTATGATAGATCATCCTGAACTTTTTAAAGCTTATCCAGAGTTAGAAAATCTTAAGATAATAGTTAGAGACGACCTTCCAGCAAAGAATGCTGCAATGATCTTTAATAGGAATGAAGCTCATATTTCTAGAGAAGATGTTAATTCTAAAGATATTGAACCTTTGTTACATGAAATTCAACACTGGATTCAAAATAAAGAAGGATGGCAATCAGGTGCAAATCTTAATGATTTCATAGGAGGGCCTCATGTGCTTCCTTCAGGACAACAAGTTAATTTAACTCCTCTAGATAAATATATAATGAGTCCTGGTGAAAATGAGGCTGTCGCTACAGAGGCTAGACGTTTACTAAGTAGTTCTGAAAGAAGAAATAGATTACCTGAAGAAGACTTTCCAATAGACTACATAAACATGTATGATTTTTATAGATAATGGCTAACTTAGAAGTAAAGCTTCATGAGAAGCAACTAGAGATCTTTAATGATCAGCATCGTTTTAAAGTTGTAGCAGCAGGACGTCGATTCGGTAAGTCTCGTCTAGCAGCCTGGACTTTAATTATTGAAGCTCTAAAGAGCTCAGATAAAGATGTATTCTATGTAGCTCCTACTTATCAACAGGCTAGAGATATTCTCTGGTCTTTGTTAAAAGAAATTGGGCATGATGTTATTGCATCTGCTCATGAGAACACTTCAGTACTTACACTGATTAATGGTCGTAAGATCTATCTAAAAGGATCTGATAGGCCTGATACACTTCGTGGTGTTGGTCTTGCATACGTCGTAATCGACGAGTACGCTGACATGAAACCACAGGTGTTTGAACAGATTCTGCGCCCAGCTCTAGCTGACGTACAGGGTGGAGCTCTATTCATTGGTACGCCTAAAGGTCGTAATCACTTCTACGAACTCTTTAAGTACTGTGAATCTGAGAAGGATGAAGAGTGGGCTGGCTTCCATTATACATCTTACGATAACCCATTATTGCCGCACTCTGAGATTGAGAAGGCTAAACTCTCTATGTCTAGCTTTGCATTTAGACAAGAGTTTATGGCTTCTTTCGAAGCTGCAAGTAGAGATCTATTCAAAGAAGAATGGATTCAGATTGAAGAAGAAGAACCTTCCGACGGAAGATACTTTATTGCAGTCGACTTGGCAGGCTTCATTAATGTAGATAGAGAGTCTGGTAATAAGAACAAGAAGTTAGATGAAACTGCTATTGCTATTGTTAAGGTTCATGACAACGGTTGGTGGGTTGCTGAAATTAAACATGGTAGGTGGGACATCAAAGAAACCTGTCAACAGATTATGAATGCTGTTGTTAACTACGAACCAGTAGCAGTAGGTATTGAGAAGGGGTCACTAAAGAATGCTGCCCTTCCTTATCTTACAGATTTAATGAGACGGCATAATCACTACTTCCGAATAGATGACGTGACTCATGGAAACCAAAAGAAAACAGATCGTATTGTCTGGGCTCTTCAAGGTAGATTTGAACATGGTAAGGTACAACTTAACTATGGAGATTGGAATAACGAGTTTGTAGATCAACTTGTCAACTTCCCTAACTCACAGTTACATGATGACTTGATTGATGCTCTTGCTTATATTGATCAAATTCAAGTAGTTGAGTACTTCCAAGACTACGATGAAGAAGAGTATGAACCAATGGACGCTTATGCAGGATATTAACTTAGGAAAAAAAGATGCAGAATAAATTAGTAGAATGGGTTGTTGAATATGCTGACGAGTGGAGAGAACACCGTGATATCAACTATCTAGAAGACTGGAAAGAATTCGAACGTTTATGGCGAGGTGAGTGGGCTGCTGAGGATCGTACTCGTGAATCAGAACGTAGTCGTATCACATCACCAGCACTACAACAAGCTATTGAGAATCATACAGCTGAGATTGAAGAAGCTGTCTTTGGTCAAGGAGCTAACTTCTTTGACATTGAAGATGACATGAAGGACCAAGATAAAGGCGACATTGAATACCTTAAAGCCTACATGAAAGAATGCTTCAAAAAGAATAAGACTCGTAAGAACATTGGTGATTCTATCTTATTAGGTTCTATCTATGGTACTGGTATTGGTGAAGTTATTACTAAGAAAGTAAAAGAATTAGTACCTGCTACTGAGAAACTAGAAGATATTAATGCTATGGTTATTGGTACACTAGAAACTGACAAGGTTAGTGTAACACTTAAACCAATTTCTCCTCAGAATTTCCTTATTGATCCTACTGCAACTACCATTGATGACGCTTTAGGCTGTGCTATTGAAGAGTTTGTATCTGCACATACCATTGCTCAGAACATTAAGAAGGGTATTTACAAAGATGTTAAGTCTATGGGTGATGAATCTTCACCTGATTCTGACTTAGAAACATCATGGATTGATCAAGAATTCCAAGATGACAAGATCCGTATCTTGCGTTACTATGGTTTAGTACCTAAACATTTGCTAGATGCCTCTAAAGAAGAGGGAGATATAGTTGATCTCTTCGAACCAGAGGGAGAATCTGAGGTAATGGAAGAGTATGGTGACTTAGTAGAGGCTATTGTTGTCATTGCAGATGATCAATACCTACTAAAAGCTGAAGAAAATCCTTACATGATGAAGGATCGTCCAGTTGTAGCCTACCAAGATGACACAATTCCTAACAGATTCTGGGGTCGTGGTGTAGCCGAGAAGGGTTACAACATGCAAAAGGCTATTGATGCACAGATTCGTAGTCATATTGACTCATTAGCTCTAACAACTGTACCAATGATGGCTATGGATGCTACTCGTTTACCACGAGGTAGTAAATTTGAGGTACGTCCAGGTAAATCTATCTTGACAAATGGTAATCCTGCAGAGATCTTGATGCCATTCCGCTTTGGTACCACAGATTCAGGTAATATTGAGACAGCTGCTAAGTTTGAAACCATGTTATTGCAGGCAACAGGTACCTTAGATACAGCTGCTATGCAGGCACAACCTGTGGGCGGTGAGTTATCTATTCAGTTGTCAAGCATTATTAAGAAAAACAAACGTACTCTTGTAAACTTCCAAGATCAATTCTTGATTCCTTTCATTGAGAAAGCAGCTTGGCGCTTTATGCAGTTTGATCCAGACAATTTCCCAGTTAAAGACTGGAAGTTTGTCCCTGCATCTACACTAGGTATGCTTGCTCGTGAAGTAGAACAACAACAGTTTATTAACTTGATGAAGACTCTAGGACCTGACAGTCCCCTAGTACCTATCTTAATGCAAGGTGTGATTGAGACATCTAACCTAGCTAATAAACAACAGTTGTTACAGATGCTAGCTCAAGCTATGCAACCTAATCCACAGCAACAACAGATGGAACAGATGCAAATGCAACTACAAGCTGGTCTTGTACAGGCACAAACAGCAGATCTTACTACTAAAGCTCAGAAGCAACAAGCTGAAGCTCAGAAGACTGCAGTTGAAACTCAATTACTACCTGAAGAAATTAAAGCTAAACAGATTGCAGCTTTATCTACTAACTTAGATGCTGGTAATGGTGATGATAAAGAGTTTGAACGTCGTGTTAAAGTAGCAGACCTACTACTTAAAGAGAAGAAAGTAGATCTACAAGAGCAAGACATGATGCAGAATCGTGAGATTGTTAAGATGCAAATGAAAAACAACTTGACAAATGACTAATCTTATGGTATAATTATCTTAATAGAATGACTATTATAACATACTTTTTAAAAGGATGCAATAGTTTTGGATCAAGAATTACAAAAATATTATGAAGAACGTTTTACAACTATGGCAACACAAGGTTGGCGTGACTTCATAGAAGATGTAGAAAATTTCTATGAGAACTATAATAGGGAGAATACTATAGAAACCTTTGAAGAGTTCCATAAACGTAAAGGGCAGTTGGATATTCTACAATGGATTCTCTCACTAAAAGATGTGAGTGAACAAACCTACGAAGAATTACAACAAGAAGATTAACTTAGGCTTTCCAAGTATGGCAATTTACTTGGGTAAAAAAGTAAATATAATATTGCCAAAAAAGAAATTAGATACTGCCAAGTATTTAGTTCCTTTCCTACAATGCTATTAAGCACGGGAGAAATAATATGGCACAAGA